AACAACCTGTGGATCAAGGGCAAGCCTTTGAAACTGCTGCAGGAACAAACACATCATCTACAACAGATGATATATTGGATTTTAGTGAAAGAAATCCATTTGGAGAGGTTGACGAATACTAATGTTTGGGCAACACTTTTATCATAAACAAATTCGCAATACTGTAATTGCCTTTGGTACAATCTTTAATAATATTAATATTAAACGATTAGATTCTAGTGGCAATCCTTTACAGAGTATTAGAGTACCTTTATCGTACTCTCCTAAAGAAAAGTTTATTGCAAGACTAGAACAGAATACAGATTTAACTGGAGATGATTCTTCTGTGGCAATTACTTTGCCTCGTATGGCATTTGATATTACAGGATATGCCTATGACGCTTCAAGAAAGTTAAATAAGAATCAACGAGTGGGTGTTGTTACAGAAAATGCTGATACAACAAAATTAAATACTCAGTATTCTCCTGTTCCTTATAATGTAAATTTTGAGTTAAATGTTTTTACTGCTACTTCAGATGATGGTTTGCAAATTATAGAACAAATACTACCTTACTTTCAACCCGACTATACAGTAACTATGATTGAGAGTACTACAATGGATACAACAAGAGATATACCTTTTATATTAGAGAGTGTTAATTATGAAGATAGTTATACAGGCTCACTAACAACATTAAGAAGAATAACATATACTTTAAGTTTCACAGCAAAGATTTATCTGTACGGACCAATTAGTACAAGTGCTGTAATCAAAAAAGTTTCTGCTGATTTATATACTGATACATCTGATAAATCACCTTCAAGAAGTGAAAGGGTTACGGTTACACCTAATCCAACATCAGCTGACAAAGATGATACATATACATATACAACAACCCTTGATTTCTTTAATGATGGATTAAATTATGATGAGGCAACCGGTGATGACAAATAATTATGAGTACAATAGATGATAAACTAAATGAAGTTCTGAATATTACAACCCAGGTTATGCCGATAGAGGTTGTTGAAGAAAAAAAAGAAATCGTAATACCAACAGATAAAGATCCTGATATTGATTTTGAAACTGGTAGAGCAAATCTCTATAAGTTAATTGAAAAAGGCAATGAAGCAATTGATGGTATTCTGAATATAGCAAAAGAAGGTGAACATCCTCGTGCTTATGAGGTTGCAGGTCAACTAATCAAAACAGTTAGTGAAGTATCTCAAAATCTTTTAGACTTACAAGAGAAGTTAAAGAAGATTAAAGATGTGCCAAACACAGGACCCAAGAGTGTTACTAATGCATTGTTTGTAGGTTCAACAACTGAATTAACAAAATTATTAAAAGAAAAAAAATAAATGGAATTTTTTAGAAAAGGTTTAGAGCAAAATATTACTCTTCCTCCTCCACCAACTGATGATGTTGCTGAGGCCAAAGAGGTAAAGAGAATTGTTGCAATAAGAACAGCAAAAGATGTTAAGTCAGTTATGAATCACGATAGAGTTCCTTTCTATGCAATCAGAACTTACTGTGATGAAAACGGATTAATATTTCACAAAGGTGAGTTTGAAGATGTGATTCAACAAGCAACACCTATTATTAATTATTTTAAAGAAAAATTTAATAGAAAGAGACCTATTGAAATAGATAAAACACTTAATACTCTACCAAGTGTAACAAACAAAACGGCATCATATCCTAGTGGTCATGCAGCTCAAGCAAGATTAGTTGCAAAGTATGTTGGAGGTAAATTTCCAGAACACGAAGCAGGATTAATTAAAGCAGGCAATGAAGGTGGATACGGAAGAGTACAAGCAGGTTTTCATTATCCTTCAGATTATGATAGTGGTAATCTACTTGGTGAAAAGATGTATGTATTTATGAACAAAGCGGATTATAAAAAATCAAATGAATAGAGTAGATCAATATTTAGGTAACCCTAATTTAAAAAAAAGTCATACAAAATCAAGGTTCTCAAAAAAACAAATTGAGGAAGTTGTTAAGTGTTTAGATGACCCAAAATACTTTATAGAAAACTATTTGAAGATTGTTACAATTGATAAAGGTCTTGTACCTTTTGAGATGTATGATTTTCAGAGAGGCATGGTAGATACTTTTCACGAAAATAGGTTTACAATATGTAAATTACCTAGACAGAGTGGCAAGTCAACTATCATTGTTTCATACCTCTTACATTATGTATTATTTAACGATAATGTGAATGTTGCAATACTAGCAAATAAATCTTCTACGGCAAGAGATTTGTTAGGGCGATTGCAATTGGCTTACGAGCACTTACCAAAATGGATGCAACAAGGCGTTCTCAACTGGAACAAAGGTTCAATCGAATTAGAAAACGGAAGTAGAATTGTAGCGGCAAGTACTTCTTCTAGTGCTGTTCGTGGTAGTACCTTTAACATAATATTCTTAGATGAGTTCGCCTATGTACCCAACAATATAGCCGAAGAATTTTTTAGTTCAGTTTATCCTACAATATCATCTGGTAAAACATCAAAGGTGATGATCGTATCCACACCACATGGTATGAATATGTTTTATAAAATGTGGATGGATTCTGTTAATAAAAGAAATGATTATGCACCAGTTGAAGTACATTGGAGTGAAGTGCCAGGTCGTGATGAGGCATGGAAAGAACAGACAATAAGAAACACTAGTGAGGCACAATTTCAAACAGAGTTTGAGTGTGAGTTTTTAGGTAGTGTTGATACACTTATTAATGCAAGTAAAATAAAAACAATGGCAGTTGTAAACCCTAAAAAGAGTCCTATGGGGCTTGATGTTTATGAGATGCCAGTAAAAGATAATATATATGTAACTACAGTTGATGTATCAAGAGGTATCTCTAGTGATTACTCAGCATTTGTTATTTTAAATGTTACAAAATCACCTTATAAGATTGTTGCAAAGTTTAGAGATAATGAAATCAAACCTCTTGTCTTTCCAAGTATCATAGAAAAAGTAGCAAAGATTTACAACAATTCATTTGTGCTAATAGAGATAAACGACTTAGGACAACAGGTGGCGGATAATTTACAATTCGAGTTAGAATATGACAACATGATGATGGTAACGCAACGAGGGCGCTCTGGACAGGTTTTAGGAGGGGGTTTTAGTGGTAGAGGTAATCAATTAGGTTTGAGAATGACTAAAGGTACCAAGAAGATTGGAACTTCTAATCTTAAAAGTTTAATCGAAGCAGATAAACTCATAATCAATGATTTTGAAATTATTTCAGAACTATCAACCTTTATATCTAAAGGAAAATCTTATGAAGCTGAAGCAGGTTCGCATGATGATTTAGTAATGTGTCTAGTTATATTTTCATGGTTAGCAAATCAACGATATTTCAAAGAATTAACTGATGTAGATGTGCGAGGTCAGATGTTTACTGAACAACAAAATGCCATTGAATCAGATATGGCACCTTTTGGGTTCATAGATAACGGACTTGATGAACCAGATGGTCGCAATAGTTCATTTTTTGATGATGCTGGAGAGTTATGGCAACCGGTATCTTATCGCAAAGGGGAATAGTAGAGTTTCTATATCATATAAATATCTAACAAAGGGTTATAACTAATACTAATAAACTTAATATTAAGGAGAACTTATATGGCTTTTCAAGTATCACCAGGTGTTCTCGTAACTGAAAAGGACTTAACGAATATTATTCCTGCTGTTTCTACAAGCAGCGCCGGAATAGTAATCACAGCAGAAAAAGGACCAATTGATGAGATTACAACTATTTCATCTGAAAAAGAATTGGTTGACAACTTTGGTAAACCAAACACAAATAACTTTGAAGAATGGTTTACAGCTGCAAACTTTTTAGGATACGGAAATAATCTGAAGGTAGTGAGACCAATTACAGGCATGGTAAATGCCGCTGTATCTGGTACTGCTATCTTAATTAAAAATACAACTGATTACCTAGACAACTTTAGTTCAGAAGCTAGTTTTGCTGCAAATGTTGGCGCTTACGCTGCTAGAGAAGCGGGCACTTTAGGAAATTCACTTAAAATTTCTGTGTGTTCAAACTCTACTGCTTTTGGTCCACATTCAATGAGTGGTAATCTAGTTGCTGACGCTTCTGCTGCTATCGGAGATACAACAATTACTGTTGATGATGGCACTTTAACACAAGTTGGTGACATACTAGAATTTGGAGATGCAAGTGCTGTACCTTCAGCTGACGGTGCACCTTCAGGTGTCTATTATAAGATAACAGGAATATCAACTCATGTATTAACAATCGCAAGATTTAATACTGCAACTGGTAAAACAGAAACAGGCGGATTAAGACACGCTGTAGTTGACAATGCTAAATTTTTAAGACATTGGGAATTTTATTTTCAATTTTCTAATGCACCGACAACATCTGATGATGTATTAGCTGCTGGCGGTTCACTAGATGAAATGCACATTGTCGTTTTAGACGAAGATGGCGGAATCACAGGAGCAGCAGGAGAAATCCTAGAAACATTTGAAGGTGTTTCACAAGCTTCTGATGGTAAATCATCTACTGGTTCAAGTAACTTTTATGCTGATGTAATATACAACACTTCAAACTTTGTGTATGTTATGGATCATGAAACTACTCTTGCAAATGCTGGTACTGCTAAAAAAGGTCAAACTTTTGATAATCTTCAAGGGGATGCTTTTGCTGTGAAAACTTACTCACTAGCAAGTGGTACAGATGATTTTGCTGCTACTAACGGAGAGATTGCAACTGCATATGAAAAATTTAATGACGCTGAAAATGTTGATATAAGTTTACTATTATGTGGTCCTTCACAGACAAGTGCTGACGCTACTGGCGACACAAAAGCAACTGCTGTTATGGATATTGCAACTTCAAGAAAAGATTGTGTGGCATTTATTTCACCTGCAAGAACAGATGTTGTTGATGTTGCAAACGCAATTACACAAACTCAAAATGTAGTAGGATTTGCTGATGGTTTACCATCAACAAGTTATGCTGTTATTGATAGTGGTTATAAGTATATGTACGATAGATATAATGATGTCTATAGATTTGTTCCTTTGAACGGAGATATAGCAGGATTATGTGCTCGTACAGATAATATCGCAGACGCATGGTTTTCACCAGGCGGGTTTAATCGTGGACAAATTAGAGGTGCAGTAAAACTTGCCTTTAATCCAAATCAAACACAAAGAGATGAACTCTACAAATCAAGAGTAAATCCAATAGTAGCATTTCCTGGTCAAGGAACTGTGTTGTTTGGTGATAAAACTGCTCAAGCAAAACCAAGTGCATTTGATAGAATCAACGTAAGAAGATTGTTTATCGTTCTCGAAAAAGCAGTTTCTACAGCAGCTAAATTTCAACTCTTTGAGTTCAATGATGAATTTACAAGAGCACAATTTAGAAATCTTGTAGAACCATTTTTAAGAGATGTACAAGGTCGTAGAGGTATTACGGACTTTAGTGTTGTTTGTGATGACACAAATAATACAAGT